ACCAGATGGGTGGGAAGTCGATAAGTGCATTATGCGCCATCCTACAGGCGTCAAAATCTGGCACGCCAACGAGGATTATGGTTTGTCACTGTCCATTAACGGGCAGGAGCCTAACCCGCGATCCATGAGGGGCGGCGATTACAATCTGACGGATGCGCAGGCAAATGTGCTGTGGCCGCACATCAAGGCGTTTATTGATCGCGGTGAAGCTAACGGCTTGAACGAGCGCGTCATCGCCTTTGCCGAGCGTGCCCGCGATCATGCAGATAATGTGGTGAATCTGAGGGCTGCTCCGCCTAGGTTGTCGTCGTATGGCCGGTGGGATCGATGAAAAATAATCCTTGACGCCATCAATTCGTTGCCTTAAACCACATCCATAGAAGCAAACGGAGGCAATCATGATACACATAGCAGGCATGGCAACAATCAACGAAGTGGTGAATAGCGCTAAGGCTCGCGCATTGGTCGAGGCATCTAGCGCTCGCGCTACCCACACCGTATTCCACTACACCGCCCCCGGCACCGCAAAGCGCGACTTCAAAGGAACGTGGCGCGAGTGCATGGATTGGATCGCGGCATCGGGTGACGCGGTTAAGTATTACATGAGGGCGGTGCGATGAAAGACGTACTAGCATGGCTCGCGCTGTATGCTGGCTTCGTGTTTCTTATCGTGCGGTTCTTTTGGGCCGCGAAATACAACAGCGGAGAAGAATGATGGCACATGTTACCGATCGCCAGATTGACTTTGTGCGGCAATCGCACGGCTTAGACCGTGTCGAGGCGTTTCATCTGTGCCAGCAGCGGGCCAAGGCGGTTGCGAACATGGCGGCTAGGCGGCGTGAGGCTTCGCGATTTGCATCTATCGGCTATGGCGAGGCTATTGCAGTTTTTCGGGGAGTGGGGCGGTGAATGTTTTGCTGGAACTGGCAGCGCGGTGTGAGGCACTGGGCGAGCCCGATCGCGATTTATTCCGTGATGCATTCGACGTATGTTTTCCGCGTCCAAAGGCTATGCGTAAAACTGGTTTTGAGCATATTGGCGATGGACTGGGCCCTTATACTAATGAATACAGGGCATACGGGGATATGCAGGGCCAATTTAACGCTTTTCTTAGCTGTCAGGCTTGGATTGATGCGGCAATGATGCTTGTTCCCGCTAAATACGGGCAATACGAGGTTTACGCGCCCGATTATAATACATTGGGTTGGACGGTGCATTTGGCTTGGGACCGCAACTTGCATTTGGAAAGTCAAAGCGGATTTGCCGCTAGCTATGCCTTAGCCCTATGCGCAGCCGCGCTCCGCGCCCGAGCCGCAATTGCCTAACCACACCCACCCCCTACTCCCCCCAGGCCGCATCTACCGCATAGCCCAATGGCGTTTCGCACACCCGCTAACGATACCCAACGCGACGCCTATGGATGACGAGGCGATGCAAGTGTTTCACGAGTTCGTTGCGCCGTTTGTGGATTGGTCTATTGGGTTTGATGCCGTGGCGTTCCTGAAAGCCGTTCGGATTGCGGGGATTGAGCGGGAGAAGGTGGCGGCGGGGCATATTTCGCTTTTTGATTGACAACCCAATCCCGCCCGCTATCGTGGGTGGTGAAGTTATGGAGGAATGAGAGATGAAAATTGATAGTGAATTTGAATATCGCGGAATTGCCCTAGTCCGCACGTGCGGCGCTTGTCCCGAGCAATACGATGCGTTCGACGGTCGGGGCCGTCAGGTGGGCTATCTTCGTTTGCGTCACGGTCATTTTACCGTAGATAGTCCTGATTGCGGTGATAGGCGGGTTTATGAAGCGCGGCCGCTTGGCGATGGATGTTTTGACGCAAGCGAACGCGATGGTTTTCTGCGGGCGGCTATTGATGCCATTAAGGATGCACAATGATCTTCCACCACCTCCGCCGCGCCTCGATTGAGGACTATGGTTGTCTAGCAGCGGTTGCCGTTGCGTTTTGTTTGGGAGTTATGTTGTGATGGAATGGGGACCTGAAATTAAGGTAGATGGGGCTAAGCCTGATTGGTTAAGTAACGATACCGGCGTTAAGTTATGGAAGAAATCTTTTGAAGGAGTTGAGCAAAAAGATTTATATGTTGGTTCAGTGTATTGGCCTAACACCGACTGGATACGCCTTCCTGTCGGCTTCCCCCAACCCTCGCCAGCCGATACGGTGACAATTGCGCGCATGACGGAAGCTGAGGCACGCCATCTTGCCCGAGGAGAAAACGCATCTTGGGTTATGGGTTCGCTTGCAACACTCCGCCACTTCGGCCTAATCCGCCCCGCCACAAAGGCCGAAGCCATCGCCACCAAAACCAACCTCCCCCTAGCAGACGTAGAGCGCGTTATTGCGGCGCTTGGGGAGGAGGGGTTGTGAGCAATTTTGATTTTATGATGCTGTCGATATTCTTATGGACTTGTGTTGCAAAGTTCGGGATAGATTTTGTCGAGGCGATCCGTGAGCGCGCTTGGTTTATGATTGCCTTGAATTTCTTGGCGGCCTTAGGCGTAATGGGATGGGCTATTGAAATGTGGAAGCTATCGTAATGGCCAGAGACAACCCACCCACCTTCCGAACAATTCCGATCCACGCGGATTATCCAGGCCTCACCGGCCTAATGACCGGCCCGCACACAGAACTGGTAGCCCTAGGACTTGGCCCCGCCGTTGAGGCTATGCTAGTCGCCAAGGCCAAGGAGATTGGGCGTGGATAAGTGGAAGCCGCAGCTACCTCAAGGAGGCAACCGAATTCCAGCCAGCCACCTCGCCAAGTTCGCTCTCGGGCAACGGCCTAGTAGTGCTTTGGAGCGGTTTTTGAAGGATGAAATCTAGTGGAGCCCGATATTGCCATGCCTACTGAAGTTGAAAAGTTTGTGGAGCGAATGACAGAAAAGGGCGTCATTCATATGCACGTAGATTGGGGAGATGATGCCGCTAACGCGACGGCAGAACAGCGCGCCAAGGCTTTGAACGATGTTGACGACTGGCTTGCTGTTCCGGGCAATGGGATTGCATCACGGCTACGTGGTCGTGCCTTTCTGTTGCAGGACAGCGCCCATTGCACGCGGACCAAGTTCAATGTCGCCAAAATGGAATATGTGGCCATGAGCCGTGCCGAAGAGGTTAAGGCTTCTGATATGGAGCGGTTTGCCGCACTATTGATCGAGGCGGCGGATTACATTGAGGATAGTGTTAAGAGGGATGCTGCCAATGCTCAATAACCTATTCAAAGCCGTAACAGGCATCGCGACCCTACCTGTCGATGTAGTGGCAGACGTTATCACGATGGGCGGCGCATTGACCGATAAGCCGCGTCCGTACACCGCCGAAAAGGCGCGTAGCATTATGCGCAATCTGGATCAGGTGACGAAGTGATGGACGGCCTACAAACCCTGGTAGACAGGGCAATGGCGCGATTTAACGCCATGACGCCAGAGCAGCAGCTAGAGCATCGCCGCTTGCAACGTGAAAGCTTTGTGCGTGGCATGACGACACCTTGCGAGCATGGCGTTTTAGATTTTGAGAGTTGTTGGGAGTGTCGGAAGTGAGGGCATTGCTTAGTAAGGTGCTGACTGGAAGCATGATTGCTTCTGCATCATGGGAAATTAACAGGCCACGCGAAGGCGAGGAAATGCAAGTTTTTATTCATCCTTGCGGCAGGCGAGAGGCGATCCCTCTTGATGCTGTGAAATCACCGTGCGCCGCCTGTAACGCTATGTTTACTAACATAGCATGAAGCACATGCCTAAGCGCCCGCCTGCTAGGATTTATCCTGAGAGGCCACGGCATCCTGATGCGGAGGTGATTGCCGAGCTAGTAGAGCGCAATGTCATCATGCCCAACTACGCCCCACCCGTCTAGGCATCATTGCGCGAGTACGCTATAACGCCGAATATGGCGGACAACATCAAATTCAGCTATTCGTTGAGCGATAGCAACCCAACGGCATATCGTCTCAACGACGGCTTCGCCAACGTAATTTCTGGGCTATCTACCGGAGCCGATAGCAATACCGCTGGCACTTGGTATATGCGCCAAATTAGTCAGCATGAGATTGAGAATTCTTTTAGGACTAGCTGGCTCTGCCGCAAAGTTCATCTCATTCCAACCACAGATATTGTGCGACCTTGGCGCAAATGGCTTGCCAAGCCAGAGCAAATTACTGCTATCGAAGCAGAAGAACGCCGTTTAGGATTGCGTCAGAAAGTGCGCAAGGCTCTACTCTGGTCGAAATTGTACGGCGGCTCTGCTATTATGCTTGGCGTTGCTGGCGATGACCCGAAAGAACCATTAGACGTAACGCGAATTCGCAAGAATGGATTGCAATACATTCATGTTTTGACACGTCACGAGCTTACCATTACCGGTATCAACATGGACCCAGGCTCTCCGCAATATGGCGAGCCTTTGGCGTATCTTGTGCAAGGTGGTGGCAATCAGACGCTAATTCATAGCTCGCGCATAGTTCGATTTACTAGCGGTGATTTGCCCGATCAACTTGCTTTCGGAAATCAGGGATGGGGAGACCCCCTTCTACTTTCCATACGAGATAGCCTAGTAAACGCGGATAACGCGCAAGGTTCTTTTGCTGCCCTACCCGCCAAGGCCCGTACCACAACGTGGAAGGTGCCGGGGCTGATGAATATGGTTTCTACCACAGAGGGCGAAAAGAAGTTCATGGCTGGTGCCCGTGTAGCGCAGCAGTTTGAGAGCCTGTTTAACGTTAAGGTTATCAGCGCACCCGCGAAGACCGGCGACGCTGGCGAAGAGTGGGAAAATCAGACCGTCGCGTTCCAAGGAATTCCTGACATGGGAAGCTGGTTCGTTCAGATGGTTGCCGGTGCTGCTGATGTGCCAATGACGCGCCTTGCAGGTATGTCGCCGGGAGGTATGAACTCCACCGGCGATAGTGACTTAGCTAATTATCACGCCAACCTAGACGCGGGCCGCGAACTTGATTTGCGGCCTCGATTGGAAATGATTGACGCGGCACTTGTTCCATCTGCGCTCGGCAAGGCTGATCCCTCTGTCTGGTGGGCTTACGAACCTTTCGAAGTGGACAGCGAAGAAACTAAGGTTAAGAATGCCACGGGGCGAGCTACGGCCATTAAGACGCTATCGGAAAGCGGCGCGGTCCCGAACGAAGTGCTGGCAAAGGCCGCTAAGGGCATCTTGGTCGATAGCGGTGATTATCCTGGCATTGAAGAAGCGTATAACGCCTACGAAGCGGCAGGCGGCGATTTTGAGCCGGTAGAAGCGCCTACGGAGGCCGCTAACGACAATGTGTTGGCTGCTGCTACGGAGGGGCTGGCAGCATCTGGCAAATCCGCCAGCGTAGCGGCAAGGGATGCAATCGCTTTGTGCGATAGCGTGCCGAGGTCGCTGTATGTCAGTCGCATGGTCCTAAACCGTGAAGAAATACAGGCATGGGCCACGGAGCAGGGATTGGGCGAACTACAACCCGATTTGCACGCCACCATCCTCTACAGCCGCCAGCCCGTCGACTGGATCAGCATGGGCACGACATGGGCTGATAAGGATGGCGACGGTACCGGTAAGCTACAGGTAACGGCAGGCGGGCCACGATGCGTTGAGTCGTTGGGTGATCGTGCAGCCGTTCTGATGTTCTCCAACACCGATATGCAATATCGCCACGAGGAAATGGTGCGCCTAGGTGCGAGCCATGACTACAACGACTTCACGCTACACATTAGCCTCACAGATAAACCGGTTGACCTTTCGAATGTGGTTCCGTACCGTGGTAAAATCGATTTTGGTCCGGAACTTTTTCGGACCCTAGACGACAATTAAGGGAGTGCTGATAATGTCGATTAGCGATTACATGCCTAAAGACCCTGCATGGTACGCCAAGATGGCGGAGCTAGAGGGCGATCACGAAATCGGCGCTGGCTATGAAAGCATGACGCCGAAAGGCTCAAAGATATTTATGGCTACAATCGCTGATATGGCTAGCCTTCCAATCAAGGATGATTGATATGGATGACGCAAAACTAAACGAATTGGCGGAGCGATTTTGCGTTGCACGGTTGCCCGAAACTGTATGTGCGGACCTTTGTGTTACCGATCGTGATTATAAGTATCCGCGCTACGGTACGAACCTATTGTCTATAGCCGAGGCTAAAGAAGTTATGCGCCAAGTCATGGAAGGGTTTGACGCATGACTATCAAATCCGACAACCACGCCCTAAAAGCCCTAGCCGAAGAGGTGTACGGCGAGGCGGTTTCGCCCCTGCATATGTACGGCGTTATCGAGCCTGACGAACTATCGGCTATGTGCGCGCCACGGGTGCAGGATGGCACTTCGTATTTTCATGGGATTTATAAGGAGGCAAGAGAGTGACCGATCGTGAATTTTGTTATTGGTTGCAGGGCTTTGCTGAATTGTCTGGCGACACCATGCTGGCCGAGCCGCAATGGAAAATGATCCGCGAACATTTGGCTACGGTTTTCCGCAAGGTTACGCCGCAGCTAGATCAGCTTAAGCCGTCTTACGCGCCAGCCATTCCTTATGATAAGCAGTGGCCAGCCACAGTGGGTACGCCGGTGCGACCGCTTCGCGCTGAATGCGCCACTCATTATGCAACCCAGGCTGGTAAAGTCGAAACTTATTGCTTGAAGGGGTAGCCCTTGCCCCGCATCCGCAACCTACTCCACGCCGACCGCATCTATAAACTGATGGACTCCGGCCTATCGTTCAAAGAAGCAGCTAAGCTGGACGACGACAGCGCCAAGCTTTTGATTGAGGCTTGGGAGATTGCTATGGAGTGTGATTGCGGGTGTCAGGATGGGCCGGATGGCGGCGATGGCGAAGTTGTGATTATGATTGGTAGACCCGAGTGACTGTTATTGCAACAGATGGCAAAAGCATGGCTGGTGATGGGCTAACAACGGAATGTGATACCATCATATCGATGACAACCATTAAGGTTGAGCGCCTCCCATGCGGCGGGCTGTTTGGATCGGCTGGCGATTGCGCCAGTGGCGATGCCATCCGCGACTGGATCGTAAAAGATGGCGATACTGACACGCCGACAGCGGGACATGCCCGAGCCTTATATCTTACGCGTGATGGCGAAATTTATTTATACGACACAGATAGTATAGATCGTCCGACCAAGTGCAGCGCGCCAATGGCGATTGGATCAGGTATGGATTACGCTTTAGGTGCCATGGATGCTGGAGCTAGCGCCGCTATAGCTGTTTCGGTAGCTATGGGGCGATGTCCTACGTGCGGTGGCAAGGTGACAGATATTGCCTTATGATTTGCCAGCGGTTGCGGTAAAAGACAAACCCTTCCGCGAAATAACCCCCAATTCCACCGACGAAGCAGACATGCTCCGGCTGCTACTGCCAGCCGTAACGACATGGCGCAACTCCGCTGCCATATCCCTAGCGCTATACGCGCAGTCCGCCTCCAATCAGGATCAAGATGACCACACCGCGCGAGATGTGGCGGCATTGCTGCTTCTTATCCGGTGGCGTTCGTTTTTCGAGCGGCTAGAGGCTTGGCATCGGGGGAAGTGGCTGGCGTCGGTTAAAGCCGCGACGGGTGTTGATGCAACCTGGATGACGGCTAGGCCGGTGGGGGCGGTTGCAGGGTATATGCCATCGTTGGTGGGTGCGGAGGCTAGTGGCGGGCTTGTGGCGGCTGCTAGAGCGGCGCAACAGGCTGGTAACACATTCACCAATGCGCCATCTCGCGCCTATCCCGATCCATTCAACACAATCACCGGCAACAAGTCCGCTACAGCCACTATCGACGCCGCAATTGATAACGCCGTGGTATCAGCGCGCACCCTAGCCAAATCAATCAGCGACGAGGCGCAGAACCGGATTAATCAGGCGCTGAATGCGGGGAAGCGGACCGGTGCCGCTGCTACTGATGTGGCTCGGGATATTAATGCTGGATTGGTGAAGGTTAGGGCCAGGGCCGTTCGCGGTAGTGAGAATGAGATAGATAACGCGCTCAAGGGGTTTACCGATGCGCGTATCGCTGAGGCTGGCCTAACTTTCGCAAAGTGGCAGCACAACACACTGATTAATTTTAGACCGGATCACAAGGCGCGACAGGGCAACTTGTATGCCGTTGGCGATCCAATCTGGAACGACCAGTATGCGCCTTTTTGTCGCTGTCAGAAGGTGCCGGTTTTGAAACTCGGCAAGTTTAGTGGGATTTAAATGGTTCTCCCTCATGGGTTCGAACCATGGTTGACGCCTTCAAAGGGCGATGTCCTACCAGCTAGACGAAGGGAGAATGTTGCGGGGTAATCTATACCGGCTCCCGCTTCCAGATTAGCTTAGCGCAACTACCGTAGAAACGGAACGTCCCCGCCAAGTCTATCATCTCCACACCACTTTCCCGGCTCGGCGCGCCTTCCGAGCGTTGCGGCAGGTGTCGCCATATTAGATGAAAGATCGCAGGGCGGGTTTCCGTCGCCCGTATCGTGGCAGCGAGGATCATTCCATCACCCCTTGCGGGGAGGTGGAGCATCACGTCAGACTTGCACTGACTAACGACGGGGTTGCAATCCGCCAGCTATCTACGTTGCTCTATGATGCAAAACTGGTGCCTCGGGATGGATTTGAACCACCGCCGCGCGCATCTTCAATGCACCGCTCTACCCCTGAGCTACCAAGGCATTAAAGGGCTCCCACCTCCCGCCACCGCTACGTATCGGTGTCTGACTGGAGGCGGAACGGACCGCGATCACCTAGCAGGGCCAGTCCCCATCTAGGCTATCTCTGAAACTAAAGCCTGCCAATCTTTCCCGATGCTATTACAAGGGCAAGGATTACCACAATCCGTATCAGTGATAAATACAATTGGACACCGATACGGCAGGAGATTGGCTTGATGGGCAGTGCGGCAAAACACCGCCAAAGGCGCCCTCAACCAAACTGAATAAAATGCCCTGCTAACCTTAGCGCCATTTATGATTACGCCAGCGACGCTTTGCCCTTGCTGAAACGGCCCGTGATATACCTTTGGGCGGACCGAATGCGGGAGGATAGCCATGATGCGAGATGCGGGTCCACAACTCGGGAGAAAGGCTGGCAACCAAACTTAATAACACACCCCAATGCGGCTCAAAGCCAGCGGAGGGGGTCGGAGGGGTGTGTTAACTTACTGGCCTAGGAGAGTTTTGCATCCATGCGCCAACCGGTATCGAACCTTAGGCTTGGGGTCACGATCCCCGCTGCACTCTCTGGGCACCCTGCCCAGCCAAACTTGTAAACTATGCGACGGACAGGATGTTCATTTACCCTCTGGGAGCCGTCGCGCTGCCCAGCATAGTCTTCGGCTTATGGTTGACTATGCCTTTTCACCTAACCCCTAAACCCGTGTACTTTGGGCATTAAGCAGGGTCCGCCATGAAACTCTAACAGTGGCCACTACGTCCATATCATTTTTCTTTAGGTTTTCGTAAACCCAAGGCAGGGAAAGGCCCGTAGCCTGAGAAATTTGCTTTGCCGT